CAGGTCTCTTGTTCTCACCCTGCAACTTAACGATACCTCTAGCATCTTTGTTGTATTTAGAGTAGATGTAAGACTTGTCCATTTCACGGTACCAGTAAGCCATTGCTGTCCATTCAGCTAACTTCGTCCACAACTTAGTTGATTTAGAAGGATCAGCTGGATCAAACAATTCGATAACCATTACTGCCTTAGCTGCTTCACGAGAAACTTTGTAAGTTTTACGTAGAGTAGTAAGTTGGTTACGAAGTTTGTATGGAGTAGCGTATCCGTGTCCACCACCTTTGATAGAGTACTCTTCAACTGAACTGAATTCTTTAGACCATCTAGAACCAAGAGTTAAAAACTCAGGAGCGATGAAAGCATTCGGAGAAGGATCAACAGTTACTACTGAATAAACCCATCCGTTACCTGATTGGTAAGGCTCACGTTGTACACGTACTTGAGTTTGTCCATCATCAGCAACTAATACATCAGTTACTTCGAACCACTTTTCAGCTAAGATCAACTCAACTTCTTGCTGAGAATAACCTGGCATAGGGTTTTGAGCGTCTCCAGAAGTTGCAATAACTTCGATTGCTCTGTCTGATTGAGAATGTAGATCCCACTCATATTCTCTGTTGTTAACAGTAAGAGTGTTTCCGATACCACCTGTTAAAAGTGATAATACATTGTTTTCCTGAATACCAAAAGCATAAGCCAAAACAGAACCGATTTTTTCTGGCTCAGTTAAATAGGCGTTGCTCAAGTGGTTTGTTTCAGATAGTCCGTTAAAGTTACGAGTCTGGTAGACTTGTAACGGAGATACTTGAGTTTTACTTGACATAAACTATAGTTTAAACTTTTACATTCCAAACCACGAAAAGTCACCTAAGCCCTTTTCGCCACCTCCTCTTCTAACTGTTTGACCTCCAGGTCTAACCTGTCCGTCATTCGCGTTAGATATTTTTTTCTTTATTGTTCTAACATTCTTTGTTGCAACCTCTCTAGAGAGAGCATCAACATCAAAGTTATTCATAGCAAAGTAAGCATATAGCTTTCTTGCTTCATCTGTATCCGCTTTTTCAAAAGCAGTCTTACCTTCTTTATCAGGTTTAGATACAAAATCATAAAGCTTTTGAGCTTCGGTTTTAGATACTTTAAATCCTGCGATATCAGTAGTTCCAACCATGTCTTCTCTAAAAGCTTCTGCTCTTTCTCTAGCTTCTTCTTGAGCTAAAGCTGCATTTTGTTCATTAAGCTTTTTTTGATTATCTATATCTTGAGTTTGCTTCTGATCTAACTTAGCCTTAGCTCTTTCTGCTTCTTTGCGTAAAAGACCAGCTTTATCTAAAACATCTAATCGCTCATTGATCTCTTCTTCAGTATAGTCTTGAAGCTCCATCCAAGTACCGATTAAATCAGAAGAAGTTTCTACATTTACACTTCCGTCTTCATTCGAAACCTTGATTGACTTAAAGTCAATTGTCTCGGGTCTTTCTAGAAACTCTTGAACTGAACCTCCGGATTGAATGATATCAAGTATCTGTTGACCTTGATCATCAAGACCCTTTTTTAAATGATCGATAGCTGTGTCTCTAGCTAATTGAACGTTCTCACTGATGATTTCTTTAAGACCATCAACTGTCATATCATATTCCTTCTCTTCATCGAAGTATATGTTTTCATCAGTAACTAACTCATTAATGATAGATTCAGCTCCGTCGATATGATCAACTTCACCAGAGTCACTTGATGGGGCATCTTCCTCACTCACTTCACTTGATGTTTCCACCACTTCCTCGGCCTGTTTCCCATCGCCATTTTCCGACCCTGCGTCTTCCTCCGTATCCTCCGTCTGCGTAGTAACCTCAGTCACTTCTTCAGCTTCAGGAGTAATATCTTCAGGTTGAGTGGTTACGTCTTGCGCACCGCTATGGCCTTCAGTTACTGTTTCATCTACTGCCTTGTCATTAAGTTGATCCCCATCAACAAAAAACATATCAGTAAAGCTTTGTCTTCCTTTTTCCATACTCGAATATACTTTAGTTATAAATAAATGTTCACTATGTTAGTGTACTTTGTGTTAGACTTTTGTTTATCTGTGAGAGAAAAGTTAACACTTCTTTCCTCCCTTTCTGTACATTTTAAGACCTTTCCTGTAAGTAGGTTTTTTCTTCTTACCTTGATCCATTCCTGAAGCAATACCTGAAGCAGTGTTAACAATACCTCCTGCTTGAGTCATAGTTGCAGCATCTTCTGGATTAGTTGTCCCAAAGTTTGCTCCATATATCTGCATAGCTGTTCCTGCCATACCCCCAATAGCTCCAGCTTTACCCATACCTCCCATTCCTTGGAAAGTATTCATCCCTTTAGATGCTTTTTTAGTTCTGCCTCCTGCCTTTTTAGATCCACTGTTTTTAGATGAGTATTTCATAGTCGTTTATTTTTCTCCGGGTACTTTATTTTTTAAAGCTGTCTTAGCTTTTAGTTTTTCTATACGTTCTCTAGATTCAATTTCTTTCATCTTTACAGCTCTATCTCCTGCCTTTTGAGAAGCATCATGGTTTCTATCCATTTGCTTATCAACTCTTTCGTTAGCTATTTTAGATTGCTCTATCATGGTTTTAGAAGCTTCTAATACATCTAACTTATCATTGTCAGCTGTATCTGTATCAAAACCAGTAACCTTAATAGCTGCTTCTTGAAGTTTGTTTTCTCTATCAAGTTGATTTTGTTCAGCCTCAAAGTTTCTTTCTTCTTCTTTCTCGATTTGCTGAGCTTCTATTTGCTGCTGTTGCATCTCTTGCTGTTGCTTCATTTGAGCTTGATCCGCTTCAAGTTTAGCAGCTTCAGACTTCTTAATGGTATTAGAAAGTTCAGAAATAGAACTAGCTTTATACATAGAGATGATATCGGTAAGCTTAGCTTTATCAGTCTGCAATGCCATTCCTCCAAGAGCTTGTAGTTGTTGGAATATAGCGTTATCTCTAGAAGAGTTGGTAACAAAAACACCGTAATCAGAATCAGCAAACTTATCCATGTCTATTTCAGCATAGATTCTTTGCATGTCATCCATGATATAGTTTAACTTCTTTTGACCTTGATAAGCAAACTTAGCAGTTTCAATAAGATGAGAAAGTACATTTTTCTTGATTTCGTTGTGAATATAAAACCAAGGTTCAGTTATATGAGACGAGTTTATTACAGCCGCTTTAGTTGAAGTAGCTGTTTCGGTTGCTTGAACTTGACCTTCTCTCTGAGGTGTTATTCCAACCATTCTATCTATCTCTTGTTCAATCTTTCCAAGAATGTTTATGTATTGACCAACTGATTGAGAAAGACCCATATCAACATTAGTGAACTGATTAAAATCAGAAGTCTTTCCTTGAAACCTATCTTTTCCTTCCTCAAAAGAGTTAATGAAAGCGATACCTGTGTTATCAAAGAAGTACATCCATTTATCTAAATCGATACCTTCTGACCTAGGAATCTGAGCGATATCCATAACCATTTTCTTACCCTTAGCTTTAGCAATCTCTGCTTCTAAACGATACCATATAATATTGTAAAGGTATTGATGAGGCTTGATTAAGTCTACTAAAGATGTTTGAACAGTGTTAGTTGCGTTATAAACTCTTCCAACGTAAGGAAGTTTTACTTCTGAGATATTGTCTTGAGACCTAATCTGGTTAGGTAATGGTTCTATCTGAACGTAAAAATCATCACCAATCTTAGTTCCGTGCCATACATCAGATATCCATCTCCAAGAAACAGACCATCCTTGTTCTCTTTGTTCAGGAGCAAGTTTAAACTTCTCATCGACCATTTCTTCTTGAGGGCGACCGTTCTCATCTACATACGACAAAAAGCCTATTTTTTTCATAGACTTCCAAACAACGTGAGTTACTAGGTAATGACCTGAGTTACTTCTTGCTCTTGCGTTTGAAGAACTAGATCTTTCATGCTTAGCGATATCAGACTGAGTGTAAGCAAACCCAGGTAGCATTTGATTAGACATGCCCATTCCTGACCTAAAGTCACCTTTGTCTAGCTTATCTATTTCAGCATCAGTAAGATAGTCACCATACTCGTCTAGTATTTGACCAACAGTCATCATTCTATCTTCTCTAAACCAATCCCCATCCTCTATATTGGGGTTATCAGGGTTTCTGTCAAAGTCGCAGTTTATCGGATTACATGTACGAACTTTAGGTTGGTTGTTAGTTATACCTATGTAATAACACTCTTCAGCAACAGTAAGGCCATGTTCCCATCCTTCATTAAACCTTAAAGGAAGTTTTTCTTTAAACTCTAGATAGCTTAATATAGAACTCCCCCATTGCTCTCTAATATCTGTTACAGATGAGTGTAAGTACTTTTGAACTTGCTCTAATGGTTCTGGTTCTTCAGGTTGTCCTGTTTCCGGATTAACGTTCGGCTCTATACCTGCTTCATGGAGTAATGTTTTTTGAGCATGCTGAAATAGCTGATCTTTGATCATTGTTTCCTTAATAGAAACAGCTTCTCCATTTACAGCCATTATATGAAAATCAAAAGGACGAGATATCTCTTCACCTTTAAGTAA